TTTAATTACATTATTTTGAATATTTAAGTTGGGAACCCACGTAATCTTAAACCTCCCCCTTTTATCAGGAGAAAATGTAACCTTAGAATCTTTTATACCATTCTTCCAAGAAAAACTTCCCTGTGTTATATAATGCTCAGATAACATTGAATCATTATAATCAATTTGTTGATACAGTCGAGTAAGATTAAAAAGAGATTGTTTACTTTCATCACGGAAAGCGTGTGATTCAGTTCTTGGAAATTGTCTATAATATTCGTTTAATGCGTCGGGGTCTTTTTTTAAAGACTCTACTTCATTCTCCCAATAATCAATAGCGCCCATTTGTATGTCCTCTTCATCTATACCTCTTACTATTGAATTGGTTGTAAATACGGGGTTTCCATATCTATCAATGAACCCTTCCATATTCCACTCCATTGGTATAAACAAACTATAAAGCCCGGTTTTTGTTTGACCGTTTGCGTTTCGTTGTGTTACATCTGAATCGTAATAAAGTTGTTTGAAATTATTTCCACCTTTATTTAATGCATTCGATGTAGAACCCATCATACATTTTCCTATCACTTTACTACCTAATCTTAAACAAGTTTTTGTTACCCTCCAATTGTTTAATATATTATTTGGTTTTAACCACTTCCCACTTTCATCGTGTACTAACAATAAAAGTTTTTCTCCATCATAAGAGTTGTCATCTGTGTTTTTCCAATCAATAGTTGTATCTAAGCCTTGTATTTCATCTTGCTCAATGTCATACATATTCTTTTTTGTAATCTTTGCTGCAGGAACTCTATATGCTAATTCTGTTTTCGGTTTATCCATACCATCCATAATAGGTCTGAAAAAGAAAGGTAACCTACTATTTATTGGTACTACTTTATCAGTAAACATTTTTTTAGCATCTGAACCTGTTTTAGATAATATACCTACTCTTGAATCTTTAGCTAACGTTCCGGTATGCACACATTCAGATGAAGACATAAAAGAAAAACCTGAACGTCTAATTTTTAAATAAATCATTCCAAAACTTCTTTTGTCAGCCTTACACGCTTCCCAAAAAATATACAACAATCTATTAGCCTCTCTGTAGTCAGGATACCCAACATCTATTTGGGTCCATTGTAAATACATATAATGAGCTCCCGTAATGTATGTAGGTGTACCGTTATTTTTAAACCAATACCCCTGCTCTCTATAATCAAACTCCTTTTCAATATAATCAACCCAAAGATTTTTAAATGTTTTTGGCATTTCATTCCATTGAAAAATAGAGTTAATTCTGTTCAAACTCTTGGGTAATTCTTTTCGCTCCCAATATTGTTCTTCTTTGCTTTTGTGTCTTTGAAGACACTTTTTAGGGGCAAGAGGTAATGCAATAGTTAAATTATTAATTTTAATAATATCTCCTATTTGACCCGTCTTTGATATAACTATAACATCATATTTAGAGTTATATCCATATACCCAAGACCTGTTTCGGTTTTTATTGGTGATTACATTTTTTGGTACGTAATCAATAAGAACTTTATATAAAACGCTATTTTGACCTTCTTTCAGCAAACCCTTGTTTTGTTTCTACATTATTGCCCTCACCTAATTCTATATTTTCTTTTTCTTCTTCAATCTTTTTTAAAATGTCAAAAGCATCAAAGATGCAAAGTTTCTTTGTGGCTGCAGCATTTTTTAATCTATCTGCGGCTAAATCATCTTCAGGGTCAGGTTTGATTATTTTTTCTTTAGCAACTTTTATAAGCTGCTCTACCGCTTGATGACCTGCTTCAATTATTTTTAATTTAGTTTCTTTGCTCATAATACTAAAGTTATTGAATGGTCGTACATTCTCCAAAGTTTTTCGCCATCTATATTAAACTCATATTCTTGTTTCGGTTTATAACAAATCTTATCCCCTACTTTTACCCCTTCGTTTTTTAGGGTTTGATTTAATATTGCCATTTCTGCCATCAATGGTTCATTACTAAATGGTTTATAGATATAACTTTCCTCTGTTGGGATAGGTTTTACAAAGCAATACCTATCATATCCATACCATTTGTTATTTTTTTTAAATGCATAGAATTGTTCGGAATCAACAAAGAATATATCATCTCTAAAAAAACTACGACCACTTCTGCGCCGACCTCTCATGTCATTGTAAAACTTAAATACATTGTGATGAACCAAAAGGGTGTCACCCTTTTCAATAGGTCCACAGTAATTAATGGGTGTTTCTAAAACAATCGCTTCTCTATTAGATGCAGATGCATCTTCTTCTGAAGTGCTTATAATTAAATCAACACCTTCTATTTCTTTAGTGTTGTTATAACGATTTTTGTTTAGGGGTTCAACTATAAATTGATATATAGATTTCATCAAAAGTTTATATTAAATTCTACGGACACAGGAACAGTGGAAGTAAACTCCTTCCAACAGACTATAGCTCCACTATCTTCTTCAATCCATATTTTATATGAATCAGAATCTTCGTAGTATTTAATAAGATGAATTGTGTAAGAGCCATTTAAAACGGACTGTCCTACTATGTAGTGCATGGCTCCTGATTTATAATCAGGACCTATAGAAATTTTTCTTATGTCCATTTAATTAAAATTAAATTACGGAGTTACATTTATTTTAACAACACCGTTAGTATGATATAATCCTCCAAACTGAATACCTCCGGCTAATGCTGCTGTATCATCTGCAAAATTAAACGCAGAGGTAGCTAATTGGTCCATATATATAACGCTTCGCAATGGTGCATTTACCCTTGTTACATTTATTGCGTTTTTTCTATTTGTCTGTCCCGAACCAACACCAATTTGAAAACTTGTTTTGCCTTGTATACTGTCTACTGAAGGGTCGTTGTTTTGTCCTATTATGACACTGTTTGAATAATTTTTACTTTCAAGATTACTTCCAAGAACAGAATTGTTTGCTCCATTATCTATTATGTTATTATTACCTACGGCAAAACCATTGTTAGCAGCTCCTGTTAAACCTACCGTAAGTCCAAACCCATGAGCAAATGCTCTTTGAGAATTACCCGTAGATATATTTTGACCTGCAACTGTATTACGACTTCCTGAAACATTATGTCCTGTTCCATTTAATAATGTATTGTTGTTACCTGATATTGTTCCTGCTGCTCCAAATACTGTATTGCCGTTTCCTGTTAAATTAATAGAAGGGGTGTTGAATAAAAAGTTTTCATCAGACCCATCACTAATGGTTGCTATAGTAGTACCACTTCCAATACCCCACAAGAAACTGTTTCTAATATCGCTTAGTTGATAAACGGAACTTGGTGTTGTGGCAAAAATAAAGTTATCTTGCGTATCAACTAAAGACACATTGTTGCTGCCTAAAATATAGTTGTTGTCATTGTTATTACTGTTATTAGATGCCGTGATAGCATTGCTATCACCATTGATAATAACATTACCATCCATCGAAGCTCCATTGTTACTCAGCATCGTTGTATTAACTGAGTTTACAATTAAACTACCGGTAATTTTACCAACCTCTGCTGCAGAAACTGCCGTGGTTTCGGACAATAATGTATTGCCTGAATAAGTATTTGTACTGCTTAGTTTATCTCCTAATATTATATTGTTTTTAACCGCCTCTACATTCATGTTTGTCATGTTAGCGGTACCAATGACATTTCTATCATTAGATGTGTATGTATTTGGGTTTATTACAATATTACTATTGCTAAATAATGACGTTCTACTTCCTACTAAAAAGTTTGAAGATACAGTACCATCATCAGAAGAACTCCCCAAACCATTATCACTGCCACCTGTGTTTAGAATGACATTTCCGCCGGTAACATATTTTCGTTGATTACTTGCTGCTCCAATTATAACATTTTTACTTATAGGATACCCGGGCTTTCCTGTGAGACCGTTTCCTGCATTTTTACCAATGAATACATTTGTGTTTATGGCAACATTATTTTGGTCTCCTACTCCCGGAGTTTGCGAAGTGGGACCTGCTTTTATTCCTAACCCCGCAGAAGCTCCAATAACAACGTTCTCGACTATAGACGAGCCATATCCTTGTGTCCCAACGTTTCTCAACGCCCTCATACCTAACACGGTATTTTGAGTAGTAGTCGACCCCGGTAAATAAAATATATCCGCCATTGCTTGATGACCTACGATGGTATCAAAGTTATGACCTGAAGGTAGTGAAGAATTGGCATTGGGATTACCTGCGGAAAAACCTATCCCTATACTTCCTTGGTTAAAGGTTATTCCTTGAGTGGTTGGATTAACTGACGAACCTAATGCGTTT